GAAACTGTCCGCATAGTCCAGAAACAGAACGTCCAGGTCGACCCGCACGCGCGACGTGTAGCGCTGGCCAAGATCGATCACATCCGCGAACTGATAGACGCCTTCCGCAATCACCTCACCGCTTGCGCCACCGCCGTCGAACAGCCCGACCGCGTCGTCGAAATCGCCGGTCGCGGCATCAAACAGGGTGGCCGTGTCGAGTGTCAGATAGGGCAGCCCGCCATCGTCCAGCCTGACCACGCCCTGCCGCGCCCCGGCGAAGGCCGGCTCCTCTGTCCGTACTTCGACGGCGTTCAGGTTCTCGACCTGATCGATATTCGTGACCACCACGAACTGCGCCGCAGTGCGGCTGGCAATCCCCAGCTTGTCGACGGCCCGTATGAAATACGTGCCCGTCCGCGCCGGCACGGTCAGGCTCACGCCCGGTCGCGCCACCTTCGTGACCAGGTCGACCGCGTTCTGATAGGTCGCGCCGGTCGTGGCCCGGGCATAGCGCAGCTTGTAATGCGACAGGTCCAGATCGGGCACCGCATCCCATGTCAGAAGCAGGAACCCGCCGACCACATTCCCGCTGAAATTCTGCACATCCGCCGGCGGGGCGCTGAAGAACGCCAGCTGCACGCCGGTCTTCTCCGTGTACGGGCTGACCGCGCCATACACGCTTCGCGCCCGGGCCCGCACGTCATAGGAGCCGTCCGACAGGCCCGACACCTCGAACGTCGACAGATCGCTCATCCCGACGACCCGCCATTCGTCGTCGCCCGCCCGGCGATAGCTCACGTCATAGCGGTCCAGAAGAACGCTCTCGGACCGGCACCGGATCACCATCACGCCGACAACCTGCTCGTTGCCGACCCGCAACTCTGCCGTCACGTCGAACTGCGGCGCCGGAATCGATCTGAACTGGTTGGGCGGGGTAATCTCGGCATCCGGCGCATCCTGCGCCAGCTCGTCCCCGATCGACCAGTCATAGTCCGAAGGGTTCACCTCGCGCAGCGCCAGCGTGGTGCACAGGCTTGCCGGATCAACGGCAACCTGACCCACCTCGAACTGCTTCCCGGCATAGCCGTTTCGCTCACTGGTCCAGTCGACCACGTCCAGGGGTTTCAGCAGCAGCCCCTCGGGCGGCAGGGTCACGCTCTGGCGAATGAACCGTCGCGCATCCTTCAGCCACGCCTTCATCAGCTGCTGCGCCTGGCCGGAAATCGTCACGGCCGGCAACGCAATGTCAGCCGCCAGCTCCTGCCCGTCCTCGGCAATCGCATCGGCGTCGCGCCGCGGCGGCGCCTCCCGCGGCGTCCACAGCTGGCCGGGCGCCATGAAGGTCGCATGCACCACGTTGAAACTGTCCTGCGCGCCCGGGAACGGGTCCAGCTCCTGCGGCTGCGACACCAGAATGTCGGCATCCGTGATGAACTTCACAGGCAGGCCCGGGGCGCCCACACGGATGTAGACTGTCCCGCCCACATCCGTGATCTGCGCGCCGCACGCTTTCATCAGCTCGTCGATCACCTCGTCGGGCGACTGGCCGCCGCCATCGCGCCCCCCGATCACGACCTCCATCCCGGCCGTATAGCGCTTGCGCTCGCCCTCCATCACATCGCAGGCATTCATCGCGGCCGCCCAGTTGGCATAGGGCAGGTCTTCCGCCCCATAACCACCGCCGTACAACTCCCCGGCCTGCGACGCGGGCACCCGAATGCCGCGCAGAAGGTTGTAGATCATGACGACAGGGTTGTCGGTCCATTCATGGGTTGCGGCGTTGCCATACCTGTGCGACCCCGACCCACCGGCGGTGCTGTCCTTGCGCGGGTCGTAAAGCCTGATTCCCCGCACGACAAAGCGCACATTCGGCCGCCCCTGCCACACCACCGGACTTGCGCGCTGCAGAAAGGTCAGAATGGCATAGGCCACGCCCCGCCCAACCATGTCCGGGGTCCAGGGTCGCGGCTTGTCCGGATTGTCGTAACGCGCCACCAGATAGGGGTCAGCCTCGGTCTGGGTGCCGTCATAGAACTTGCACCAGGCCGTGCCGATGAAATCGCCCTTGTTCACCGTCGGGCCATAGACCGGATGGATCGCGGGCGTGTCTCCGTCACCATCCGTCATCGTCAGCGTGGCCGGCGTCCCCGTAGCCAGCTCACAGGCGACCCCATCAATGATCAGGCTCTCGAGCGCATCGATCCGCACATCCGACAGATCGATCACCCGCGTCAGATATCGCGTGTCACGCGTTACTGTAAAAAGGCCATCGCTCGTAAAAGGGCCATGGCTCATTTCAGGCGCGGTCAGGTTGCCAGAGGTGGCATACCGCCCCAGAATGAAGCTCTGCCCCGTCTGGTCTCCGGCTGTGATCGACCGCAGCGTGAATCCCTGCGGCCCGTCTTTCAGTTTCCGCGCGGCCATCAGCTGCGACAGCGCCGTCATCGCGACGGCAACGCCGATGCGGATCAGCGCGGCCGTCACCCCGGTCGCCGAAACGCCCAGAAAGCCGATGATCAGCGAGGCCGGATCAGCCATGGCCGGGCCGGCGCTCAGCCCGAAGGCAAGCGCCAGAAAGACGACGTCAAGGGCCCTCATACCCGAAAGGCCCGCCCTGCCGCCGTCATCGGCACAACGCCGAACCCGTTGGTGCCGAAGCAGTACACATGCTCGCCCTGGACAATCCCGAGGCTTGCGCCGTCAAGAACCGCAATATCCCCCGCCTGCGCAAACGAGGGCAGTATCTCCGGCAGAAACGCCGCGACATAGGCCACATGATCGTCATACCCTCTCGCCTGCAGCCGTCGCAGCCCCTCGGCAATGCTGCGATACCCGCGCAATCCCCGCAGATGATCCTCGCCGGTCATGGCCTGCACGGCCCCGGCCGCCCAGATCGCGCAATCCCACCGGCCCGGCTCGAACGGCCGGCGGTAATTGGCCCGCAGAAACTCGGTCAGCCGCGCCTGCCACCCCGGCAGCTTCCGCCCGGGCGAGTTCCCGGTCAGACCCTCGATCGACGCCGTCATTTCTTTTGGACCCACTCGGTCAGGATTTCACCCGCGATCGAGCCGTACTTGCGGAACCCGTCATTCGGGTCGAAGGCCCGACGTGCCTCGTTCGTCTTGCGCAGCACCGGCCCCGGCAGAACCAGCACGCGCATGCGGCTCACGATCTCGATCGTGACGACATCCCCGCCGCCCGTGACGGGCGTCGACAGTGGCGCCCGGTTGATGAACCCCCGGAACATCGGCTGCACATCGATCACCGTTTCGGTCAGCGGGTCGAACAGCGCCAGATGCAGCTCGGCCTCGGCCAGCCTGATCACATAGCCCCGCACCAGGTCGGCCGTCTCCGGCGCGTTGGCGGCCAGCGTCACGCGCTGGGTCCGCACATCCATCCCCGTGCCAAAGACGATGGGTTCCACGTCGAACTGCGACAGCGCGCCATTATAGACCCGCTCCTCGCCGCCGATGGTAAAGGTCAGATCGTCTGCGCCGCTCCAAAGCCCGACAGGCGCCGCGGCCAGCGTGCCGGGCGCCTTGGCGTTGACCCACAACAGCCAGCGCGGGCTCACCGCTCCGCGCGCCAGCAGATGGTTCTGCGCGTTGACCGACCAGCTCATCGCAGGGTCTGGACCCACGAAAATCCAAGCGTTGCGACTGCACCAGGCTCAGCCTCCGGGGCCTGATAGCTGCCAGGCACGATCTTGGCCTTGCAGACCGCATTGACAAGCGTCACGGCCTGGGGCGTCGCATGACCCGGCCGCACCGGCGGCATGATTTCCGTGGTCAGCACACCAGAACCGTTTGCCGTCGCCTGGGTCACCACACGATGCAGCGCATATCTCGTCGGGCCGGAAAGGTAGGTCCACGAAATCAGATCACCCCGCCGCAGGACATAGCCCGCTGGCAAACCGCTGATTGTGATGTCTCGGTTGTTCGCGTTCACTGCCGTGATCGAAGGTGTCGCCGCCCCAAGGATCGTGCCCGCCGGGTCAGCGGCCGGGCCGATCCGTACCGGATGCGGCATCAGGAATGACCCGCCACCCATAAGAAGCAATTCGATCCGCGCCGTGACTTCGTCCAGATCTCCGCTGACCCTGCCCTGCGTCGTAATGCTGCCCTGCCATAGCCGGCTTCCATACGCCGACTCTATGACTTCGCCCCCTCCGGTCTGGTTTACGATCAGCGCCTCGCCAAGATGCATCGAGGCACTCCGGCGCGGCATCAGGTCGAAGAATGCAGCCCGGTTCAGCGGAAATGACAGCGCCATCAGACAGCTCGTCTGTCGCCGTTGATCTGCCGCACCCTCTGCGACAGATTGCGGTCATAGGCGGCCACGGCACGGGCGGTGACGCCGCCGCTGACGCGCTCGATTTCGGCGACGATGTTGCCACCCTCGACCCGCACGACCACTTCCACATGACCTCCGGCCGGCAGCCCATCGGCATGATCGATCACCGTCTCGCGCGGATGCATGATCGCCAGGAACCCGCCTTGCCCGTCCAGACCGCCAACGCGGGCCGCGCGCCCCGTATACCCGCCGCCCGCAAAGGACGGCGCGGTCAGCGCCTCGCCAAGTGCACCGGCTAACTGGCCGAAAACGCCGCCGCCGCCTGCAAGCCCCAGAAGTGCTTTCTGCAGCTGCACCTTTGCCAGCTCCTGCAGCAATTGACCAAGCGCTTCTCTGGCATCCATCGAACCGTCGATGATCGCTTCGAACAGATCGGCCAGCCGCATGGTCCCACGATGGATGTCCTGCTCATCCATCGTGCTCATCAGTGTCTCGGCCAGCTCTCGCATGCTGTCGATCGGCGCCTGCATGCCGGACCGGATGCCATTGTCCAGACCTTCGACCAGATAGGCGCCCTGCCGGTGCATCACGCGCGACGGCGACTGAATTTCAGCGCGCCAGGGCAGTATGTTCAGAAGCTCGTCGACCTTGCCGGAAAACCAGTTGCTCATCGCGTCCCATTTTTCCTTCAGGCCGTCCCACAACCCGGTAATGATGTTGCGCCCGAATTCCATGAACTGCTCCGGCAGCGACCGGAAGAACTCCATCAGTTCTTCAAAACCTTGCTTGACCCAGGCGACCGCCTGCAGAGCGCCGTCCCTCATGGCTGTTGCCATGTTGTGAATGGCCTCGCGAGCACGGTCCAAACCCTCGGTGACAAACGCGACGATCGCATCCTTCGCACTGACCAGCGTCGGCCAGAACGCCCATAATGCAGCAGTCAACAGGCCGATACCTGCGATCACGGCAAGAACAGGCGCTGATATCGCCCCGATGGCTGTCACAAGCAGGCCAAGCCCGATCAGAATAGGCCCGACAACGACCAGAAGACCGGCCAGGACAGACACGAAGGTCTGCATTTCAGGTGTCAATTGTCCGAATTTTTCTGCCAGACCGGCAATGTATCCAGAGATGTCTTCGAGCGCCGGAGCAAGTCTTCCGACGATCTGGTTGGTCAGGCCGCTCAACGAACCTTTCAGCTTTTTCATGTTGTCATCAAAGGCCTGAATCGCCGCGGCCGTTTCTTCCGAAATCGTCAGGCCCAGATCGTCGGCCTCTTGCATCAGGTCGCGGATCGCCTGCGCGCCGTCATTGATCAGCGGCACCATGTCGCCGCCGGACCGGCCCATCAGGTCCATGGCAGCCGCGGTTCTTTCGGCGCCCTCTGGCATCGCGGCAATCGCATCGGCCACGTCCATGAACACATCAAGGACCGGGCGAATCTGGCCGCTCGCATCGGTTACGGCGACGCCGACTTTTTCAAAGGCTCCCGCATTGTCGATCATCCTGCGCGACATCTGCGCAAGCGCCTTCTCAAGCGCCTCGATCGTCACGTCAGCCTGTTCGGCGGCATAGGCCAACTGGCTCAATGCCTCGACCGGCACCCCGATCTGGGTTGCACTGTTGGCCAGGGCATCGATTTCCTGCACCCGGCCGCGCATGGCAAGCCCGACACCGACGCCAATGGCGGACAAGGCATAGCCAGCGGTCTGCATCGACCGCGACAGCCGCTGCGATGCTGTTTCCGCCTTCTGCACGCCACGCGAAAATTGAGTGCTGTCAAGCCCCAGCGTGACGCGCAGGGCGCCGATGATCGTTCCAGCCATCCGTCATTCCTTCTTGGCGCCCCAGGCCGCGGCAAGGGCATCGCACATCGCTTGCAGCATCTCGCGAGACTGTGTACGCGGCTCCGGCAGACGCCGGCGCATCAACCGGTCCGGGTCCGGCAGGCGCTTAGACCGCATCAGGGCCGCCGTGGCATAGGCTTGCTGCATCGCCATGTTGTGGCGGCCGACCGCCGCACCTGCCATGTGGACCTGAAACAGCCGCGGCGACAGATGCCAGAATTGCGTAGGGTCAAATCCTGCCGCGACGTAGTTTTCGAGCAGAAGGAGATAATCCAGGCGGGCGCGCTCTGCCCCCGCCCGTTTCAGTTTCCCGCGGGGCCCTCCGGCACCTTTGGCGTTGCAGCTTTCACTGCCTCCATCAGTGCCGTCGAATCCTGCGACAGGATATCGCCCGCCAGCGCCAACGTGGCATCGGGATGATGCCGCAGTAGCATGGCATGAACCAGCGCGCGCAGATCGCTGATCCTTGTCTTCCCGCCGAATTCGAAATCGGCCAGAACGCCGATTGCGTCCCGACCGGTCCTCTCTTCGAAATCGCACATGGCGTTGAAATCAAGCCGGAGGGTATAGACCTTGCCATCAACCCTGGCAGTTGCCTCGCCAAGAAACGCGTTCGCCATCACGAAGCCGCCAGCAACGTGGCCTTGCCGGTCACCTTCATTGTCGCCGTCGCCTGCATCACGTTGCCAGGCGCCAGCTCGGGCGGATTGTAGGCCGTGAAGAACCCGCTGAACTGCATCCGCACGCCGTTGGGAAACTTGATCTGGTACTTGCCAGTGTCAGCCTCGAACGCGGTCACCATCGTGTCCGTGGCCGAAGCGACGAAGTTGAACGTGATCGACGCTTCTCCGCCGTCCTTAAGGCCGGCGATGTATTCCTTGTACCCGTTGGCACTTTCGAGGTGCGTAATCTCGACCGAATCTCGTGTCATCCCGGGCGGCGTGATAGCGACGACCTGCGCAACCTTCACATAGGTTCCGGGCGTTGCGCCCTCGATGGCGAATTCGGACGTATATCCGATGTCAGCGCTCATGTTGTCCTCCAGTGAGTGATGAAATCCATGCCGATGCGGAATGGCCGCTCGGCTTCATCGTTTCCGCCCTCGCGATCATCCCGCGTGGCAGCGTGCTCGATCAATCTGAACTGACCGCCCTTGTAACCGTGCAGGACCGCGCGAACCGCAACCGACAGGTCGTGCGCGGCCAGATATCCGATGGCATAGCAATCGACCTGCACGCGCCCCTGTTGCAGGCCACTGCGGCCCTCCAGCGTCAGAGGCTCAAAATCGCTCACCATCGTCAGCACGATCCCGGGCAATGGCAGCCCCTGCGGATGCGCACCCCAGTTGATCCGCGTGCCGGCCAAAGCCGCAACGGCCGTAGCTTGCATCAGAAGCGCGCGAAAGGCTGCCTTCATGACGCGGCCCGCGCCGCCCGCGCCGCCCTCGCCGCGCGCCGCTTGACCGCTTTTTCGATTTCTGCACTCAGGATCGGCTTAAGCCGCTCAAGCGTGTTTCCACCTTCGGCGTCGAAAGCCGGGCGCAGAAACGGTTTGGCCGGCATTTCACCGACAAAGCGGCCATTCTCATGATGACGCGGACCCGTCCCGAACTCGACCAGATGCGCGAATTGCCCTTTGGCATTCAGATCAGGGCCAAGCGCCAAGTCGACCACCGCTCCGCCCTGCTCCCTGTAGGCTTCGCGAAGGGCCGCGCGCGCAGCTGCCTGGTCTCCTGTCGCCTGGATTGTCGCCGCATAGGCAGCTTTGCCGGGGTCGAACAGCGTTACCTTGGCAATTTTCAGGCTGTCTCGCAGATTGCCTTTCCGCTTTGGGGCCATATCCTTTGCTGCCTGCAGCATCGGATCGGCAGCCTTGCGCATCGATCGCTCGAGAACGGCTTTTCCGATCCTCTTACCCAGATCTTCCAGAGCAGCGTTGAACTCGCTTAGCCCGTCAACCGTTAAGCCGAACTTCACATCAGCCATCAGTCAGCCCTCGCCGCTGCGGTGAATTCCAGACCCTCTCGCCGGCCGATTTCCTTGACCCCGGTGATGTCGAACGTCCGGCCTTCGCAGACAAGTCTGTCCTTGGCGGTGATGCCGGCCGCAAACGCCGACCATCTGACGCGGAACCGGGTTGTCACATGCGCCGCCACTTCGCCGGCGCGCCACCGCTCGCCGTCGCTGATTTCGGCCTTCGCAGCCCAGATTGGAGCGCCATGCGGAGCCCAGACTTCAGTCATGGCAACCCCGTCATCGGTCAACGTCGCCCGCTCAAACCGCACCCGCCGGTCCATCTGTCCCGCTTGCATCACAGAAGGACCCGCCGGTATGGCGCAAACAGCGCATCGAACATGGGCGACTCGGCGCCCTCACCTTCGCGCTGCTGATACATCGCCGCCGCCTTGACCCGGATGGCAAGTTTCAGCGCGGCAGGTACCGCCGCAGCCGTCCCATATCCGGCGGTCATGCGCACCGTCACCGCATCCGGCCTCACAGCCGTCGCCGGCCAGGACGCGCCTTCACTCAAGCTGACAAACGACCCCGCGTCATCTGCCGCCAGAACCCATCCTGTCGTCAGGGTCTGCACCTGACCGGCGGGGTCGCGATACGTGATGACGGCCGCAGTCACGTCCGGAAAGGGCAAGCGGATGGTCCCGTCCGCAGGGAAACCGTCCAGCGACTGATCCCAGACTTGTGTCACAAGGCACCGGCCAAGAATGCCTGACCAGCCGTCCAGATGCGCCACTGCAGCCCGGATGTAGTCGAGAATAAGGCCGTCCTCGTCAGCCCCGTCGACCCGCGCCTGGGCTTTTACCTCCTGCAAGCTCACAGGCAGCACCGCAGGCGGCGTCACAAGCACGGGCGCAAGTGGTTTCATCATTCTGCCTCGGTCGCGGCTATGGTTATGACGGTCTGCATCGGGCTTGATCGTCGGTCAAAGCAGGCGGGGCTGCAGGGCAACCCCGCCTGGTCTCATCACTGCGGCGGGTTTGCGGTCGCCGCGATCCTCGGCAGGCCCAGAATTGCAACGGCAGCGATCGGGGCATTGCCGGTGTTGGTTGCCGGCGTGACGGTCAGCCGGACGTACCGACGCGAGCCGGCATAGCCGATCTTGCGGCACTCGCCGTCATCAGCAAAGTTGAAACCGGCCAGCGCAGTCGTCCCGATCAGGCCCGTCGCCGCCGTCACGGCAGTGGCGTCCGAAAGGTTCGACGCGTCGCCATGGTCAAGCGTGACCGCAAAGGTTGCGTCAGCGTCGGCGAGCGTACCCGTCTGGATAACGAAAGTGCAGCCGTCATAGTCGCGCAGATCGATGATCGCCGAGACTTGGGCGGTGTTGTCAGCCACCACGACCGGCGCGATGGCCGGAACCGGATGGATGTTGTTCATCATGTCACGCATGATGGCTCTCCTTTGGAAAGGGTTTCGGGCAGGGGCGGGCATTCGCCCGCCCGCATCTCATCAAGTGATGGGGGCGGGCATATACCCGCCCGCATCTCATCAGGTACCGAACCGCAGGAACTTGAGCGCTTCGAAGTCCACGATGCCGCCGCCAACGCGGGCGATGCTGTAGAAGTGGACGAAAGGCTTGTTCGTGAACGGGTCGCGAAGGGTGGTGATCCCCGCGCGCTGCACGATCTGATAGGCCTGGTTCATGTCGCCAAGCGCCATCGACAGCGATCCAGAAGCAAGCGCTGCCATGTCCTGCATCAGCCGCACCGGGAAGGTCAGCAGGGTCTGCGGCTGGCCGAGCTGCAGGCCGGGCTGCCACAGATAGACACCGTCCTGCGACTTCAGCTTCCGCACCGCCGTGATCGCGGCGCGGTTAGCGTACCATGCCGTGTTCGTGTTGATGTAGACGGCCTTGAAGGCACCGATCAGGTTCAGAAGGCAATCGGAGCCTGCAGTGGTCGTCAGGAAGCCACTGGCCTGCCCGGTGTTGACGTGTTCGAGAGCACCCCAGGAACGGGTAGCGTCCTCCGTCGCCGCCGTGGTGTAGGAAGCAAAGCCGCGCGGCTTGCCTACACCGTCGCCGGTCACGAAAGCCGCATTCTCGGTGCGCCCCAGAATGTCACCCGTCTTGGCCGCCAGCCAGGCCTCGACGTTCAGAATCGCGTCGTCAAGGATGCGCTGGGTCGCGGCGGGGTTCGCATACTGCTCGTGAACCTCGACGCGCCACTTCCCAAGCTGGGGCGTATTGGTCTCCGGTCGCGTCTGCCGCTCCGACACCCAACCGCCGGAGACGCCCGGATTGAGATCATAGAGCCCTTCAAGCGCGTCCGACGAGATCACCTGAACCGCTGCGTATTCACGCATCGGCGAGGTCTCGAAGGCCCGCGCAACGATCCGCCCCGAGATGTCCGCCGGAACAAGGTAGCCGCCGTCCGGATCAACGGTTGAGGCAAGCGCCTTGGATTCGGACACCGCCAGGGCGGTCATCCCGTTGCGGATGTAGGTGTCG